AGGACTCAAGCTGAAGGCAATTTCACCATGCCTTGGTAGGCCGCTCCGGTGGCGCAGCCAGTGCAATCACCCCCGCTCAGCATGTCAATGTTTGCCAGCAAAGCAGACTATGAAGCCGCACGGCAAGCACTGGGGGCGCAATGACTGACTACATCACCAAAGAGCAAGCTATTGAGATAGGCCACCGCAGAGCGTGGAGATACGCACACAGCCGTGACCCACATCACAGCAGCACCTACACATTCAACGACCATTGCCTGCACGAATTTGCAAATGCTGTCATTGCTAAATTCATTGAGGATTCAGTCTCAGAGCTAACGGGTGAACCGTACAAAATGCCATCGGGAGGGCGCAATGAGTGAGCTACTAACCGCCGCCCAGGTAGCCGTGCGCCAGTGGCGCGAATGGCTTGTTTTATGCTGGATTGGGCTAAATATCCCCCAGCAGATTTTTAACTTTTGAAAGGACGATAAATGAGTGACACTGCAACCATAAGCCGAAAGACGGCTGTGCGACTGTTAGATATTCTGGTGGGTTCCCGTTGCAGCTACGACAGCGATCATCCGTTAGTTGTTGAGGTCAAGGGCGCCATTTACGATGTGCAAAACGAAATGAATGACCTTATTGCTTTAGCTAAACAGTATGGTGACGTTGAAACCGACTCACGAGGAAGGCAGACGTTTAGCTTTGACTCCTACGGGCTTCAGTCATTTGCCGCCGCCGCAGCTTGGAAAGAGCGACAGAAATACTCTGAATTGGAACAACAGCATTTTTCAATGTCTAAGCTATTTTTGAAAGACATGAAAGCGGTTGAAGATGAACGCGATAGATTACGCAACGCATTAAAAGGCTTTTATGACAACAGCACCAAGGCAGATTGGCCAGCCGATATCTACGACAACGCAAGCAAAGCCCTAGCCAACGCCAAAGCAGCCCAGCCACTCACCCAAGAGCAGGTTGAGAAGGTTTACGAACAAGGGTGGAGAGCTGCGGCTGATTGGTCAATGCGTGATGATCTTTTGGCAGACATAGATTCACCGATTTACATACGCGAGCGCGACGAAGCAATCGAAAACCTGGCAAAAATCTACACCAGAATGCTTGTGTACACGCTCTTACCTGAAGAGAAGCCTGTTATTCTTGTCGGCAAAAAAGCTAGATTTATAACCGCAGACAGCCTTGACCATAAGTTTAGATACTTTGCATTAGATCAGGCAAGTACACCACTTTCAAAAGAAATGAAAAAAAGACAGCTTCTAGAGCTTCTACCAGTTCTCGGTCAGCTTGGTGTTCCTCAAGATAAAATCCTCGAAGACATTGTACGAGCATTCGAGCTTAACGAAGCTTACATAGAAAAGGCCGAAGTAGACGAAGGCTCTCTTTCAAAAGCACGATCAGCAGAAGTAGTTCAAGACGGCCCTACTTCATCAGCTGAAGTTTTAGCAGAAAGTTTGGTTAGCGATCAAAGACAAATTCCTTTACCAGTACCAGGGAGATGAAATGTACGACGAAGACGAAGGTATTAAGATTGTGATTAAGATCCCTTCTCCTATGGAGGAATTAGAAAGTTTGGTTGAAGAAGATTACGAAGAAGAAGTAGAATCAGTCAAGTCTAAAGCGGATCATTATATAAAAAAGTTTGGATGCAAGAGAGGAAAGTAAATGCCAATTTATGAGAGAGAGTGCTTGGTTTGTAGCGGCGTTAAGGAAGTCATACTTAGGATTAGTGAGCGTGACTCAGAGATAATCTGTGAATCTTGTCACGTTGTCATGGTAAAAAGGTTTTCTTTGCCAGCAAAGACAGCAGGAATGTGGGCATCTGACTGGAGAGACGGAATGTCTGGTGCTGGTTTCTACTCTCCATCGTTAGGTAAGATGGTTGGGTCTTCTTATCACGAAAGAAAGATTATGGAATCAAAAGGATTTGTTGCAGAGTCTGACATGGGCGCTGGCTTTATTGACAGACACATAGAGAAGAAAGCAGAAGAAGCCGCAAAGGCAGAAGCTGTCAGCAAAACTTACATTGACAATTTAACAAAGTTTGGTGGAGATAAAATCAGAGCTGTTTCTGAAACGTTCCCCGCCCACGAAATGCTTCAGGAGAATTAACATGGCAGTTGAAGACATGGCAATGATGGGCATGGTTCCATCTGATGCAAAGATGGAATTAGAAAAAGAAGTTGCTGGTGTTGAAATGGAAGAGGAAGGTCTTTTTGCAGAGATGGCTCCAAAAGGTCAGTTCTCAAAAGGCGCGATTAACAGTTTGGTTTCAGCGCACAATGCTGTAACTAAGCTCTTTGATCTGCCAACTTATCCAGCTTTTGAATCCGATGTAACAGAGTTTCCTTCTAACTTTGTCAGAGAACTAAGTATGATTGCAGCAGCTGTTTCTGATGCAATTGCTGCCGATGTTCTTACTCCTGAGATGGAAATCTCCTTGGAAGGTATAAAATCCGACAGAGAATTGGCTCCACTTGCAGGCAGACTGCAAATGATTTCTAAGTCAAAAGACTTTAAAAAGTTTCTAGCAGAGCCAAAAGAAGAAGAAGCAGAAGCTCCAGAAGCTCCAGAAATGCCTGAAGAAGAGATGGATATGGATGCGCTCATGATGGAGAGGATGTAAATGCCTCTCAAGAAAGGTTCTTCAAAGAAAACAATCTCAAAGAACATTTCTAAAATGGTTAAAGAAGGCAGGCCACAAAAACAAGCCGTGGCAATTGCGTTAAGTACAGCTAAGAAACCTAAAAAACCTATGAAAAAATAAGGAAATTAAAATGTCAGATAACGAGACTGTCAACGACAGCACCTCAGCAGATGTAGCTCCAGAAAGTGTAGATGCTTTTGATCTTGATGCACTTATAAACACCCACTTCGAAGATGAGATAATGGCTGAGCCAGCTTTGGAACACAAAATCGGCGTTCCTTACGAAGAGGTTCTACGTCATATCCCTGAGAATGGAAGGAAAGTAATTCAGAATCTAAGGGCAAGTTACACCAAGAAAACACAGGAGCTCGCTAACGAAAGAAAAGAACTACAAGATCTAAGAGCGAAGCTAACAAACCAGCAAAGACTAATGACTGATTCTAACTTTGCAAAGCAAGTTAAAGAATTGGCCTCCGATCAGACAGACCACGATATCTGGGATGACAACGGCAGAAAGGCTCAGATAAAAAAAGAAGCTGCAATCATGATGCAAGAGATGCTCAAGCCATTGCAGCAAGAAGTCACCCAAGAAAGACGAGCACTTGAGCTTGAAAGATTTAAGGCAGAACATACAGACCTTCCTGAGCTACGCGTTGACATTGCGAAGCTTCTTACAGAACGCAAAGAGCTTAAGTTAGAAGACGCTTACTACATCGTTAAAGCGAAAAAAGAACAGGCAATGTCTCACGAAGAGAAAGCTGTTCGTGCTGCAAAACGGGAAGAAAGCCGAGCTGGTTTGTACAAAACTTCTAACGGCAAGAACGTTGACTCTGGAAAACTAACACAGCCTAAGTTTAAAGATGCCTGGTCCGCATATCAATGGAACAAGGCCAACGGTGTTAAATGAATGTTGGCGACACGGTTTATGTAGTTGAGTGCTCTGGAAACTTTTATCACAACACAAGGCTATACATAAAGAAAGGCATGGTAACAGCATTTTTGCCTTCTTTTGATCCTAATCGCCCAAACATTGACATTGTTTTTTATGAACCTAAGTCTTGTGAGGATGAAATCTTCAACAAAAGTTATAGCTTTAACAAAGTTTTTAAAACAGAGATTGATGCAATTTGTGACTTGAAAAATCGTGAAGAAATAATGGATCGGAATCTTAGGAGATTAGCTTCAACAAAAGATTGGGGCAATATCTAAAGTTTACAAAATCTTAATCTATAGAGGCCATGTCTCCTCTTCGCGCTGAACCCGGTTGGTTACCGGCGAAAATGACAGACCCTTGTTTGTAGAGCTTCCTTTGTGGGAACAATTCTAAAAATAAGTAATCATTTTTTAACCTTAACTAACCAATTAAACAAGAAGGAAACAAAATCATGGCTATATCAAACGATCTATTAAGCTCAACCCTATACTCAATCAGAGATAGCGAAGTTGACCAGCTCTTCAGAAAGACTGCATTCCTCGACCTCGTTAAAGCAGGCGGTGGAATCGAGTACGAAAACGGTGGTATCAAAATCCAGAGACCTCTCTCTGTTGTTGACCACTCCACCATAACCCAGCTTGCTACCGGCTACGAGCCCGTCTCTCTAGCTGTAAGCGATGTCCTCAAGCCAGCCGTTTACGACTGGTCAGACTTCGTAGCTCCAATCGTAATCACCCAGAAAGAAGAGCTTGAAAACAGCGGCGAGAAAGCAATCGTCAAAATTCTCGAAGCTAGAATGAAGAACGTAATGTCAATGCTCAGAAGAGAACTTAACAAGCAGATACTTGCTGGTACTTCAACTGTTCTAAGCACCATGTCTTCACTCAACGGATTCTCCCTCACCACCGGCTTCCTAGAAGAAGGCACCGCTGCTCCTGCTGGTCAGACCAACATTGTTGGTGGATTGCAGAAGTCAGTTCTAGACGTACCTGGTTGGTACAACTCCGTTCAGGCGGTGCTGGTACCATCGTTGCTGACCTAACTGCTCTTTACCAGGATTGCAACCAGTTCTCACCCTTCGGTGACGTAAACGCCATAATTGTAAACCCAGCAACTTTCGCTGCTTACAAGGCTGCTCTATTCGCCAACGAAAGATTTATGTCTTCTGACAAACTCGACGCTGGTAGACTTCAGCTAGCCTTCCACTCCGCAGTAATGGAGCAGGATAATGAAATGCCAAGAAACGGAAGCGTTGCTCCTGTTTCAACTAACGCTTTCTCCGCTTACATGCTCAACTTTGAGGGCATCAAGATGTGCATTCACAGCGATGCTGACTTCGCTCTCTCACCTATGGAACACATCTCTGGAACCACAGCCAGAGCTGCTCAGCTTTACTTCAAGGGCCAGCTAATTGCTGATCACCTAAGAGGTTCAGGCGTTCTTTACGGACTCTAAGATTAAGTTAATTCACATCTAACCCTTTAAAAAAACGGAGAATTTAAAAAATGGCTACTTCAACCTTAATTCAGAGACTAGACGGAACCGCTCTAGTACCTTCTTCAACCGTCCCCGGTGGATACGACGTTGTAACAACTCCTGACGTATCAAACCGAAGACAGATCGAAACCTTTATTGCTGGCGCAACTGTTGTTGCAGGTGATTGGCTTCAGTTCGATACATCTGTATCAGGCGCACTAAAAGTTTTAACCGTAATTCAAGCTGTTAATACTGTTGCAACCGGAAATCCTCTTGTTGTCGGTGTTTGCCTCGGCTCAGCAGAATCTGATGGTTCGCTAACCAAGGGAAGCAAAATAAACGTAATCGTTTCAGGATACGCTGCAGTCGCTGCGGTAGATGATGGTTCAGTAACTGCTGCTGGACAGCCTCTCGTTCTTGACAATACCGCTGGTTCGGCTGCCGGAAGAGCTGAGCTACAGAAAGCCGGTGCTCTTGCTCCAGCTTGTGGTGTCACACTTTCAGTACCTGCTTCAAACAAAGCCGAAGTTTGGGTTTACAAACAGTTCTAATCTAAAATAAAAACTTATGTTCTACGGCTCGCTTCGGCGGGCCTTAGTTTTTACGTTTACAAATCCGACATAATTGAAGTGAGAGAACAATGGATCTAAAGCAGATACGCAAACAGATTTTCAACATCACTGATTTTAGCCCAGAGCTGCAAGCTTATGCTAATCAGATGGATGAGCTAATCAATGAAGCTTACCTAAAACTATGGACATCTAAACGCTGGAACTTTGCTCAAAAGTTGTCTTGGCTTGAAGCTTATCCTGATATAAACAGTTCTAGAGAAACTGGTGGTGTCGGATCAATCACTGCTGCTTACAATGACGGACAAAGGCTTGTCACTTTCAGTACCGACGTTTACACATTGGTCAATAAAAAGGATGTTTACGAAGGCAACATAATCCAGCTTCAAGGCCGAGAGTACACAATCCTCCAAATTTTATCTTCTACACAGCTCACAACTTCAGAGCCAATCAGACTTATTAACGGTGTTGCAAGTATAGCAGCAGATACTGACTGGCTTGTTAAGGCTAGATTCTATACACTTCCAGAAGATTGCATTGAGATTTTAAACCTACAGCACAGAGATGTTCCAATCGGAAGTGGTGGAAAGGGAACCATACTTCCGCCTTACGGAAAAACTGTTGCGCTTCTTCCAAGGATGGAGGAGTCTTACGGTTTAAGAGAAGATTACACACAGACTTATGCTGAGTGTTACGTTCCAGTTCCTCCAAAGGTTGTTCCTCCTGGTGAAAAGCTAGGGATTGTTTTTGCTCCACAGGAAAATGAAGACCTTGGAAACATTCCTGAGAACAAATACTTTGAAATCTGTTGGTCATTTATGTCACCAGACAAGCAGGTTGGCCCACTTTCACAGAGCATAATCGTTAAATCGCCTGATGATCCTCAAGGTACATCAACCTATAACATGACTGTAAGCTTCTTATCTTGGGATGATAAGCCCTTGGCAAGCAAGAATGTGGCATACAACAGCGGCCCAGGTACAGCAAGACCTCTTGAAAGCTTAAGAAAAGTTCTTTGGTACAATCAGAATTTTAATCCAGCAACAGGCGAAAGACTTGGCTTGCCAAAGTGGAGGCAGATTGTTGTCGGAAGATTACCAACCCCTTCAATCGACGTTACTACTCAGGATGATCCAATCACCGCTCTTGACACAGAATCAAGTGTGATTGTAAAAAACATCACAAGCTTTGATCCTGGAACTAAGCAGTACAGAGAATGGGAAGGACAGCATCTACGCATAAGACCTTACCCAAGAATTGACGCATTTGATCAGGAGTACGGCCAAACTGCAACCGCAGCAGGAACACCTGTTAGGCTAAGAGACTTCTTTAGAAGACTAGAACTCAGATACTACTACAAGCCAAACTACCTTGCCGCTGAAACAGATACACCAGAGATTCCTTATGACATGCATCAAGTCATCGTTTACATGGTTCTTGAGGATATCTTCAACAAAAACGGAAACGTTCAGCTTGCAAATGTATACTCCAACAAAGGTATGCTTGCCTTGAAAGGAATGGAAAAAAGGTACGTCGATCATACTGATATAAACATAATCCGAGGTCAATTCGGTACATTCAGATACGGCCCTGTGTTTGATCAAAACTCATTACGAAATAAGAGTCTCTAATGAAAACAATTACAACTAAAGAAGTTAGAGCAGCCGCTACAGACCAAAGCTGGCAAGCCCCAGACAACGCGGCCTCAGAGATTATAAACATGAGGCTTGACGATTCTGGCTTCGGCTGGGTCAATGATCGTGGCTTTGAGCCCATGATTCCTAAGAACACTCATTCTGCCCTGATCAACAATACTGGTGATGATTATCGCAGAACTTTTGTTTGGGAAAGACATAGATCAGCTGAGCTTTACGTCATCTCTAAAAGAGGAAGTGAGCTTTCTTATGAAGTTGCAAATAACAGCGGATTAACCCCAACTAACTGGAAGCCTTTGCACCGCATTGGATACAATAGAACCATTGCAAAGATCGATGACCCTGATGAACAGTACATCCCTTTTGGAAAACTTTGCATAATAATCAATGGCAAAGATCCGATGTTAAAGTTCTTTGGAAGAGATAGAGTTGAGCCATTTGGTTTCACTCAGCTTACTGCAAAGCCACAGGTTTTAGGTCCAGATCCAGAGTACTTTAAAGGAACGTGTAACCTTGCTGCACCTTCTTCAACTTATCCTTACAATGCCAATGACACAATCGGCGGAATTTCTTTTGGACCTGGATCAGCTGCTGGCTTAGGCGATAAAGATGCAGACAGTACATCTACTTATAGATACAAAGTCAGCTTCATTACAGACACAGGATCAGAAAGCCCACTGTCAGATTATGAGCAAGTATCTTGGTTCAACGTAAATGACGGATTAACCTACGCAGTTTTCTTTCAGCTGCTTCCAATTGGTCCTCCAGGAACCGTGGCAAGAAGAATTTACAGAACAAAAAACATGGGTACTTTGCGAGGAGATCTTGTAGATGATACGTACTTCTTCGTAGATCAGATTGATGACAACATCTCTAAGAACTACTACGACACTAAAGGGGATCAGGTTCTTGTTGTTGAAGCTCCTTTACAAACTGCATCAGATGTAATCAACAACGCTCTTAAGTACGGAGCATCATGGGATGGCAGAGTATGGCTTGCTGGTGGAGCAGGAACTGAAACAAAGATTATTTACTCAAGACAAGGATTGCCAGAACAGTTTCCAACTTTCTCATACTTTGATGTTGGAAATAGAAGAGGCGGCGCAATCACAGGTCTGATTCCTTACTACGACAACCTGTTAATCTTCAGAGAAACTTCGATCGAAGTTATAAGAAGCAGCGGATCTGGATATGTCTGCACAACTTTGAATTCAAACATCGGAACTACAGCAACAAACACAATTACGGTTGTGCAAGGAGAAGGCGTCTTCTTCTTATCTTACGACGGGATTTACGCATTTAAAGGCGGTGTGCTTGGCGGTTCACAATTGTCTGTTGTGAGAATTTCAGACCCTATCCAAATCGAATTAAACAGAATCTCAAGAGGTGCTCTAGCAAAGGCTTCTGCCTCATACTCATTTAACGAAAAAGAGTGGTGGGTAATTTATCCTGTAGATGGCGAAACAGAAAACTCCAGAGGATGTGTTTACCACGTTCAAGCAGGAGGCTGGTCGTTTAGAAACGCAAACGGTGTTGATGACAATCTGTTTAAGTTTAACGACATTACAACGCTTCCTTCAGGAAACTTCTTACTTTCTCCTCGCAGAAGGTTTCAGCTTAACGTACCAATCGCAGGACAAGCAATCATTGATCCATCTGGTTTGCTTGTTTGGTCAGGCAAGCGTAGCGGTGGAGATCTTCTTCAGTACTCTTTAAACCAAGTTCCCACAATTACATCAACTTCAATCAAAGGTCCGCTTCTGTCTACCTGGCAATCTGCTTGGTTTGACTTTGGTGATGATAGCCCGATAAAGAGGGTTATATCTGTTGAGGTAGAAATTCTGACAAAAGGACACAATGAGATCGAGCTTCTAAGCGCCACAGATTACAGAGATGACAACGTAGTTTCAGGATCAAGGCCAACAGTTGTTGCAACAATTTACGGTACAGCTAACGAAGATTCTCTTTACACTCCAGCAACAGGGTCATTTGACAAATCACCTGCTATAATCGGAACATCAAAATGGGGTGAGCAAAAACCTGCAAGATTAAGATGGGATGTAAACACCGGATTAGTATCATGGTATAGATTTACATTGCGAAGCACGAACCTTTTCCAAGTTGTTGCGTTTAACATCAAGTACTCAATCTCCGAAAATCCAACACCAAACATAAAAGCCGGCGAAAGGAAGACTATATGAGCAAGACTTATGCTAAAAGCACAATTCAAGCAAGAGACTTTACCGATGCTTTGACTTATAACAAAGAAGCATCTGGTGCTCTTGCTGAGTTTAACGGAAACTTAAGCCAGGATCAGCTGCCTTACGAAGTTTTAGAAAAAGAAAACTTTGTTGCAAACAGCAGGATTTCTGTTGATAGTCAGCCTGATGGTTCGGCTAGTAATGGCATCGGCATAATCATGCCAACACAAGCCATCTATAAAGCCGCTTCGGCCTTAACAACTTTTACTTGGGACCGTTTAGCTCCATCTGGCTCTGGTCCTGTAGCTGTCTTAGGGCCTCCACTTGCCGCTTATACATCAACAACTTCTGCTTGGACATCTGGCATCAATTCGCTTTCAGATGACATAGCTCTAGGTACTTTCCTTAGATTCACCACAAAAGAAGGCGTTATAAGAGGGACTGCCACAGTTGACGTAGAGTACTTCTTTGTAAGCTCAGAAGCAACAGGATTTACTGGAAACTTTGGAGCTGGATGGAGATGGCAAATCTATGTCTTTGTAAATGACGAGATGGTTTCAACCACTGGTCCTCAACCAGCAGGAAGAAGAAGAACCGTTCAGCTTCCTTTTACAATCCCAGTTTCTTCAAACGATGCTGTAAACATAGACGTTAGATGGAGTGCAACTTTTGATGGTGCAGGCTTAACTCCTTCTCAAATTGTTCAAGTCGATCAAGCAACAATCCGTTTTTACAACTGCCAACTTTTTGCGCGAAATCAATACAGGTAAAAATCAATGTCTCAAACTAAGTATACTTATCAGAACACAAGAGCGACAATTACGGCAGCCGGTCTTAATTCTCTTTTTGAGAATGTGGAGAACATGACTGACGGAACTGACGGAAGGATTGATGATGAGAATTGCAGAACTGAAGCGTTCAATAGAAACCACTTTCAACAAGATGAAGGGCCAAATAAAGCAGATGATTTCGTATCTGCTGACGAAGTTGTTCTTGGATATAATGGCGCTTATACTGGTGTGTTTACAACCTTTTGGACTTGGAACACCAATGTTACAGTGGGAGCTAATGAAGTTTTTCGTGTTCAATTTAATCCCTTGGTTACACTTACTGAGAGACAAAACACGGCATCTGTGGTAGTAAGAGCAAACAGCGCATTTTATGTTCAGCTGTATGTAACAGTCGGTGGTTCTGATGTAGCAATCTGCGCTCCGTTTGGATACAACAGCATACAAGCTGGAGACGGAAACACAGGAACAATTGACAGCAAAACGCTTTTTTACGAAAGACTTCCTCTAACTGCGATCTTTATGCCGACTATAACTACAGCCATTACTGCAATTAAAGCAAAGATTTACTTTGATGATGGCGCAAACTTTAAAACAACAATGCAGTTCTTGTATGGCATGTACGTCCATCACAAATACTAAGGAGATTAAATGTCATTTACCCCACCAATAGTTTTCGTAGATGGAACAGGCTTAGCTGCTGTAAGCCTTGAGTCAAACAATGTAAAACTTCGTGAGTACATAAACGTAGATATCGTTGAAACTGACCTAGCCTTAACAGCTTTTTCAACAGGCGACCTACAAGAAGGTGAGGCTGTTGCTGTTACAAACGATTTCGTTTTTATGTCTGGAGACAGCTACTCTTCATACTTTGCTTCACATGCAAGCATACCTTCCGACAGACTATATCACACATCAACTGTTAAGCGATACAAGCCTATGGAAAATGTTAGATGGCAGTCTATCCCAACTTTAGGCAAATCATTTTACATGGAAGACTTTGGCGACGCTTTAATCGAGATTGGTTTCTTTGCGTTTGAAGGGATCAACGATGATTGTAGAGGTGCTGTATATCCTTGGAATGTAAGTCCACCAGCAGGAGACTCAAGATCAGATGGTCAAGATTCTCAGTTTGTTTTAGCTGTCGATGGTGTTCTTGCACCAACAAACAAGAATCCGGCCAGTTTAGAAAATTGTCTGAGGCAATTTCCTGTTGGTAGCAATCGTACTGCTGGATGTTGAGTTGAAGCCCATCCTGTAAAAACATTCAATGGACAGATTCCT